GGAAAATTTTCTAAGAGGTGCTCCTTCCCTTCTTTCTCCTTAGAGAGTGAAAGAGGCGCTTTCATCATTCCCACTATATAAAATCTGATTGATTCTATAATGGTATTTTGAATCCCGCGCTTTCCTCAGGTAGGAATACTAAGTTTGACTTTATGTCCCGAATCAGGTAATCAACCTGATGGTCCAAAGTATTTACCCTTTCTACAATGTAAGAAAGCGGAAGTCTAGGACAGGATATAAGCACACTTAATCCCGCCTAAATCTAACGGTGAAGAAGTCAGGCATATAAGCTATGCTTGCTGTTGCTATCGAGTTAGAGGTAATTCGCATAACCTGCAAATCCAGCAGGGGCGTCCCACCAACGAACTCCAGGCATTCCAGCTTTGGCAGCAAGGAGTACTAACCAGTTTTCACATGGTATCGTTCTCCGAGGGGCTTCCGAGAAGTCAAAGGACATCGCATAAGCGATGGCATCTTTGTACACCTCGACAGCTTCCTTAATAGGCATACCATATTTGGCTGCTTTGTATAGCCGACTTTCAAGATCGTCAAGACGATCTTGTGGGTCAGTATCTCTTAACAAGATATCTTCAGCTATACCTCGCCGCTGAGCCATTAAGAGTTTCACTTCTCCCTCAGGGACAAGTGAAAGATCTAATAATGTCCAGGCAAACGTGTCTATTTTACTGTCATACTCAGAAACTATTTTCTTAGTTACTGATAAGGCTTTAAGATAGGCTGTTTCCGACATAAAAGGGATCAGCTCATCTTTTGCGATCTCGAGTCGATCATCAAACGATGATATACGATCTTCGAGAATCTCAAAAGATTCACCATTCAGCATTTCAACTACGCTATGCATAGTCTGATGCAGTGGGATTGTGGCCTTCTTAGGCTCAATCACATCCTCCTCATTATGGGGATCAATCAGAACACTAATTGCATATTCAAGCGATTTATTATCCAATTTGGTTAATGATCCTAGAATAGCTAATAGCGCGTGATGTGCGCCGGCTTTAAGAGGCCGTGCCATATCCGAACTACTACGTGCTAAAACTGCAGCAACTGCTACAGTATTTAGCCGGAATCGTCGTAAACTTAATCGTAAGATTAAGTTGACTTTCCCAGGTAACGTATCCCCTTTTAGGAATTCGTTCCACGATAGTCCAGATACATCCTCACCGTCTAGTGAAGTTCGCTTAGCAAACTCAAAGACAGGTAAGTTAGGCGAAGGTATGGATTTAGCGGGGTTAGCCCCCACCCCTAACAAATCTAAGATTTGTAAATACTGAAGGTAAACATCCTTATCAAAGATAACGATGTCATCTCCAAGTATCTCATAGAGGTCATACCACAGAGCCTGTTTTCCCTTGCATCTATGTACTGCAAACTGCAGGATCATATGATGTGTTAGAGCTAACATAGCCCAGGAACTTAAAGCTCCCATTGGTTGCCCAACGGCGTATCTGTAGGAACCAGGTTTAACGTCAGGATATTTTTCAGTTATATCAGACGAGTTGAGGATATAATCTCTTTCAACCAAAAGATTTCGCCAAGAGTCACTTAACTCTTTAGAGAAAAGCACTTTTAATACTGATTGCTGCAAAGCAATTGGTAAACGATCGGTAGCACTACTTAGGTCAACAGACCAAGCGTGCCCCCGTCGAAGGGCTTTCTCC